TCTCATAAGTGAAACAACCGGACCTCAATGGCATCTTATACAAACACTGGCTGGCGATCAAACTGATGGTTATAGTGGTGTTAGTGGAATTGGAATCAAGAGGGCTGAAGCTTTATTCAAAGAGAAAGGATACTCCTGGAAAACAGTAAAGGATGCTTTCATTGAGAAAGATTCAGACGAAGAAACTGCTCTAATGAATGCCAGGTTAGCAAAGATCTTAACTAAGGATGACTATGACTTCAAAAACAACAAGCCAATCCCGTGGACTCCCACCGCCGATTACCGAATTGACGATGGAACAAGACCTGAGGATGAGGCAAACACATGATGCATTAAAGAGTCCAGATACAGATAAAGAGGATATCATTACTGTATTTATGGCACTACAAGAACAAAACTTTATTCTCGGTAATTCACTCACCAACCTAGTCAAGAAATGGCCGGACACCCATCAAATAGAAAAGGACCAGACTACTACCGAAGAGGGAAAGCCCAAGTTTGGGACTTTATTCGGGATAACGATTTAAACTTCCACCTTGGTAATGCAATTAAATACATTGCCAGGGCAGGATACAAAGACAGTAAAGCAGAAGACTTAATTAAAGCAATCCACTACCTAGAGAATGAACTCGAACATACCATCAACACTACAGCAACAAGCCCAGGAGTTTCGGAAGGCATACCGCTTGCCCAATTCGAAGACCGTATCCCAGCGGTCAGTACAGAAGGGTCTAATAGTGGAAGAGTTCAAAGAGTTCTTGGAGGCGGAAGGTCTACTTTTTCGACATGATCCTGCCTTTACAACAGATACATTAAAAGAACTAGCAGACCTGGTATATGTATGTTACCAATATGCTGAAAGTATGGGCTGGGATCTAGACACAGCAATGGATCGAGTCCATACATCGAACATGTCAAAGCTCGGAGAAGATGGTAAACCCATCTACCGAGAAGACGGGAAGGTCTTAAAGGGGCCGAACTACAAACCACCAACATTAACAGACTTGATATGAAAAATGAACTAATCTCCCGTACAGGACGGGTACAAAATTGGATGGACAATCCTGAGGGACGATTACCAGTATCGTGCACAGTTATGGTCGTAGAGGATTCTATGGACGGAGAACATGACTCAATCGAAAACAGCTGGAGGTTCGTCTCTCACGCGCTCAGATATGGAGCGGGAGTTGCAGTTCATCTATCAAAGCTCAGACCCAAAGGAAGTGAAAACGGCAAGGGTCTTACAGCTTCTGGCCCTGTATCATTCGGCAAAATCTACTCAACATTAAATGAAACTCTTCGGCGTGGCGGTGTCTACAAAAATGGCGCTTGCGTCTTGCATTTGGATCTCGACCATCCTGATATACTTGAGTTTATTACTACCAACAGGAGAGAACTCCCGTGGGTCAAGCGATGTGTCGATCTCACTCCCGAAATGTGGGACGATGCAAGCGACGAACTACGGGAATCTCTGCTATACGGAATTAAGAGTGGAGACATTTGGCTCAACAAAATAAAATATGCTAAGCATTCAGTAAGTCCAACTAAGAAAGGTGAAAGAATTTATGGAAACGTCTGTCTCGAAGTATACTTGCCCTCACGTGGAACATGCCTTCTACAGCACGTCAATCTCAGTGCCTGTAGCATCGAAGACCTCGGAGAGGCTTTCTTTGATGGTATGTCCCAACTGTGCGATCTTCATGGCCGAACAGGTGTTGGAGAATCTGGAGAGTATCTTCCCTCGGATACAGACCGACAAGTTGGACTGGGTATGCTCGGACTCGCCAACCTCTTACGGCGGTACAAAGTAACCTATGCAGAGTTTGGTGAAGCATTAGAACAATTAAATAAAAGCCTAGCTGGGATGAGTAATCCTACAGCTTGGTCAATAGCATTCCACTTGAGAGCTGGTATTAATCAAGCAGCACAAGTAGCTAAATGGAATAAGATGGACAGAGCATTCTGTATTGCACCTACTGCTAGCTGCTCTTATAGATCAGTGGATAAAGATGGCTATACAGCCACACCTGAAATCGCACCTCCTATTTCAAGGAAGGTAGATAGAGATAGTGGCACCTTTGGTGTCGAGAGCTATGACTATGGTGATGTAGAGATAGCTAGTGAAGTAGGCTGGGATGCTTACAAGAAAGTAGCAGATAATATAATGATAATGTTAAATAACACGGGACTTCTTCATGGATACAGCTTCAACTCTTGGAGTGATGTTGTAACCTACGACAATGCGTTCGTTGAGGAGTGGCTGGCTTCGCCCCAGACCTCCCTTTACTATAGTCTACAGGTAATGGGAGACACACAGGATAAAAGCAATGTCTATGCGGCATTGGATGAGTCCTCAGTTGAAGATTACTTGGCAGACATTTTAAACAACAAACAACCAGATTGCAACTGTCAAGAATAATGAGAAAGCATCCGTATCAACAACTATTAGACCGAAAGCGGAAGTGGTCACCCGTACAAACAACAGCAGGAAAACTAAAGGAGGGCAGTGAAGAAACCATCTACCGCGCTCTCGCGATACGTCATATGGAGTTACCGGTTGGTGAATTCATTTCCGAAGGTCTTAAGGGTGAGGTACCATCACTTGCCCAGGAACTCCTGGAATCGAACGTTACCGATGAAGAGAACCATGATTTGGCTTTGGGTTACATTGCCAATGCATTGGGAACTAACGAAAAAGCTGAAGCCGAAGCTCTTAGACTCCGAGACGCTTGGGAGAGCCATCCAGATCACACAATCCTCAAGGCATTGGTGGCCGAACGTGCGATATTCTTCGTTCTGTTACCATTCTTTAGGTTTTGTGGTGATGCTGGGTTAAGAACAGTATCCGCAGACATTTCACGTGATGAGCAAATACATGTGGCCGCTAACTCTCTTGTATGTAGAGATATGGGCTTATCTCCTAGTCCAAGTTTGGATAAGCTTAGGAAGGCCACCATTAACTGGATTATGGAACCTCTAGGTACAAATACCTACGATAAATATTTGGACAAAAAATTCTGGCTGGATTCAAGCGATCGTTTAATGTATGAAGGTAAAGCTCCAGAGCTTGCTGACACACAACGAGCAAGGATGCCTGCCTTTTTTGAGCACAGCAATGTCAATCTCCCCCAATATGCTTGAGGCTATCGTTGGACCTCAACTAAATGACAGAATACTCCTTGAGTTAGAGGAGATTTTCCCACCCATTAACCCACAACCTACTGATGATCTGAGTACAGTTATGTATAGATCAGGACAACGATCAGTAGTGGAGTGGATCCGAACAAGACTCAAGGAGGATAATGACTAAGCCAGGACAGGATGTCATTAAGTGGTACAGTGGATTAGATCCAGATACACAAAGTGATCTAACTGATCATTATACTGAAATAGTATATGATCACTTTAGAAATGATGAGATATACCAAGCAGTTTTTGCACAAGGTAATTGGGGTGACATTAAAGATGCTACCCTTGAAACTTTTGGTGAAGTTAAGACCTACATAAATGATACTATATTTGCTACTGAACATCAAAAAACATATGAGGAAGGTGAATATGTACCATCAGTAGATCGTAGTCTTGGCGATGCTCCAATATATGTAGATGTGTCTGAGTATATGGATCCAAGCAATCCCAAGGCTATAGATCGATCACTACCACAAATATATCAAAGACCAGACCCAGTAGCAATGCCTCATAGCATGCTGAAATATAGTAGCAGGGCAAAGCTACCATTATTCAGGGGTGGCCCATTCCATGCTGACGACCAGAAGCAGCTTGGTTGGGACTTCTTCTGGAATAGACCTCAAGGTACAACAGAACGTAAAGCCCTAGAGTGGGGCCAGGATGGGAAACAGGTCACGCCAGGCTGGATCCATGGTAACATTGATACTCTTGGTGATTATCAACGCCATCTAGATCAAGTTAAAGCTGATAGAATAGAAGCCGGTAAGGCTGATTTCACTAGACTCTTAAAAGACAACCAGAAGAGAGCAGATGAGATCTGGGCGAGGCGTACCAACTTAGATGGTTGGCACTGGCAAGATAAATATGAACTTAACAAAATACATCATGGTAGATATGATGAGAAACAGAATGAGAACTTCAAAGAAATCATTGGCTCCGATGAAAAGGAAGACATCCAAGCATGGATGGCAATGTCCGGTTTGAGTTCAGTAGGTGATGAAGCTACTGGTAAGATGGATAGAATCAAATTTGTATATGACTTCTTCGGTGGTAAGATACCAACAAGAGAAGAATTTGAAGCTAAAGGCGACCCACTATCAGAGTGGGTAAAAGACAAAGGTAAATCCTGGAGGAAGGAGAACGATTAATGGCTTACACAAATTTCATGGACGCTTTCCGTGGCCCACACGGTGGGTTTGGAAAGCAGAGTTGGTTAAGAGCATCGCAGCACTACAGTCCAAAACAAATTAAGGTTGCACTACAGCAACAAGCACGACATAACAACGCTTCGATAGGTTGGAGACTACGTGAACAGCATATGCAGGGCACGCCTGGTATGGGTAATCCAGACACAGGATATGTCAATCCAGGTAACCCATTAGGTAGATTCCAAGGTCCACAAGGTAACTTAGGCTTGAATGCATACACTGCCGCAAGAGATTCAGGTCTATATAAACTAGATGATCTTCCAAATCTTGCTGCCCAAAGTGGCATGTTCCTACCAGAAGGTGCACAGTCACAGTGGGAGATGGATATGGAAGAGAAGTATAAAGAACCAAAGTTTGAAGAGGATCCATTCTACTCTTCAACTGGAGCAGCTGTAGGTACTAATGCTATGGGTGTTCTAAGTGCAAAAGATCCAAATGCTGGTAAAACTGGTAGCACTACAGATCTAAAAAGAAAAAACATGCTCATTAATAAAAGTGTTAACGTATAACAATGACAGCAAAATCAAGGTATGATGATTTAGTAAGTGACCGGACCCAGTTTCTAGATTCAGCAGAGGAAGCGTCAAGATTAACCCTTCCTTACTTAATAAGACAGGACGACAGTCAGAAAGGTATGAGAGTATTATCTACACCTTGGCAAAGCGTTGGTTCCAAAGGGGTTGTAACCCTAGCATCTAAATTGATGTTAGCTCTTCTTCCTCCACAGACTAGCTTCTTTAAACTACAAGTAGATGATTCTAACTTAGGTCAACTGCCACCAGGCTTTAGATCTGAGATGGACCTAGCATTTGCAAAGATTGAACGAACCATTATGGATTCAATTGCTGCATCTGATGACCGTGTCGTAGTACACCAAGCATTAAAACATTTAGTTGTTGCTGGTAATGTACTAATCTTTATGGGTAAGGAAGGGTTGAAATTATTTCCGCTTAACCGCTATGCTGTAGAGCGAGACGGTAATGGTAATGTAATTGAAATCGTCACCAAGGAAAAAATTAACAAAAAATTATTGGGAGATTATAAAGACACTGAATCGCAGCCCAACTCACCAGGGGCGGATCACCACGGTGATAAAGATGAGTGTGACGTTTATACCCACATAAAGCGTGAGAACAATAGGATGGTCTGGCACCAAGAGGTGTTTGATAAGATCATCCCTAACAGTAGAAGTAAAGCTCCCTTAGATGCTAACCCATGGATAGCACTGAGGTTTAATACTGTCGATGGTGAAGCCTACGGGCGGGGCCGTTGTGAAGAGTTTATTGGAGATCTCAAGTCACTTGAAGCACTCTCTCAGGCCCTCGTAGAAGGCTCTGCAGCAGCTGCTAAAGTAGTCTTTGTAGTATCACCATCAAGCACCACTAAACCAGCCACTCTAGCGGCAGCTGGGAACGGTGCAATCGTTCAGGGAAGACCTGATGATATAGGTGTTGTTCAGGTTGGCAAGACAGCTGACTTTAGAACAGCATATGAAATGGTTCAACAACTTGAACGTAGATTAAGTGAAGCATTCCTCATCCTTTCTGTTAGACAGTCGGAACGTACGACTGCTGAAGAAGTAAGGATGACACAGATGGAACTAGAGCAACAACTTGGTGGACTATTCAGTCTACTTACTGTTGACTTCCTAGTACCTTATCTAAACCGTAAGCTTTCAGTCTTTCAAAAGTCTGGTAAGATACCTAGGATACCTAAGAACACAGTTAAACCTACTATTGTAGCAGGTGTTAATGCCTTAGGTCGTGGTCAGGACCGTGAAAGTCTTGGTCAATTCCTTACTACCATTGCACAAACAATGGGACCAGAAGCTATCGGTCAGTTCATTAATCCAGATGAAGTTATCAAACGTCTAGCTGCTGCACAAGGTATCGACGTACTTAACCTAGTGAAGAGTATGCAAGAGATCCAAGGTGAGCAACAAGCACAGATGGAACAACAGATGGCTATGACTGCACAAGAACAAGCACCAGCAATGGCAGCTGTTGAACAGAAACAACAAGAGATGATGCTAAATGCAGAAAATGACACCGAGCAAGCCCCAGCGGGCTAAGAGAACTAAAGCAGTTCCACCTCCTCTTAGTAAAGAAGATAAGGAATTGTTTGAAGCCAAGGAAACTCCTGGCAAAATGAAGTATGCTCCACGTATGAAGGTAGGTACTCCTAAGTTAGGATCACCTGTAACTGTCACTACTGTGGGGCTTGGAAACCTAGAAGTAATCACCCAAAATGGCAACACTAACGTATGATCCTACTGAAGCACAGGAAGGAGAATTCTCTGAAGAGGAACAGGAAAGTATCAAGGTAGGTGAAGCTCTAGAGGAACAGCAACAACAACTACTAGCTGGTAAATTTAAAGATGCTGAAGATCTAGAGAGTGCTTACATTGAACTACAAAAGAAACTTGGTGATCCATCAAGAGATGAGCCTGAAGCTGAGGCGGACACCACTGAACCTGAAGAGCAGGAAGAAGAAGAAACGAAAGAAGTTGACACATCTTTCTTAGATAAACTTTGGGATGAAGCAAGTAATAATGAAAAGGTTTCTGATGAAACTATGAAAGAATTGGAAGGTATGTCACCAACTGATATAGCTTCAATGTATTTAGATTATAGATCAGAGAACAACCAACCTGTTGCTGAACTTACTGAAGAGCAAAGTGTACAACTGAAAGCTGTAGTAGGTGGTGATAAAGAATACGACAGCATGATTGAATGGGCTAAGAGTAATTTAAATGATAATGAAATCAATATGTTCGATGAAGTACTGGGTAGGGCAGATCCCTACTCTTGTTTCTTTGCAGTACGAACATTGGCTAATCGTTATCTAGAAGCAACAGGGCAGGAAGGTGAGTTACTCACTGGTAAACCTGCATCAAACAAACAAGACACTTATCGTAGTCAAGCTGAAGTTGTACGTGCTATGACTGATCCACGCTACGAAAAGGATCCTGCTTATAGGCAGGACATTTATGATAAACTTGAAAGATCCAACCTAAACTTTTAACAAATGATTCCACTCCTAACAGCAACAATTCTAACCGCATCCTGGTACGGCCCAGGTTTTCATGGAAA